CGCGCGTGTGCGCGCCCGCGCGTGTGCGCGCCCGCGCGTGTGCGCGCCCGCGCGTGTGCGCGCCCGCGCGTGTGCGCGTCACGCGCGTGTGCGCGCCCGCGCGTGTGCGCGCCCGCGCGTGTGCGCGCCCGCGCGTGTGCGCGCCCGCGCGTGTGCGCGCCCGCGCGTGTGCGCGTCACGCGCGTGTGCGCGCCCGCGCGTGTGCGCGCCCGCGCGTGTGCGCGTCACGCGCGTGTGCGCGTCACGCGATGGTATCTAAACACCTTAGGGCCCGTAAGGCTCTAGGAGGCCCGTAGGCGCGTTTCGGGCCCTAAGGGCTATCACCCTAGCAGGGAGTTGAAAATAAGCTCTTACGGGCCTTCCTACGGCTTCTGATAGGCAAAGAAAAACGGGCCCGTGATTACGGGCCCGTTGTTCGAGGCTTTGAGGCTTTGAGGTTTTAGAGCGCCTGTAGAACTTTCACGAAATGCTCAAGGCCGACGTCCGCCAAGGGCGCGCCATAGGGGACCATGACTTCCGCCCGGAATGAGCCCTGTAACGGCGTTCCAATCGAGACATGGGCCAAAACGGTGCCGTGTGCTTGTTCCAGATAGGCCGCCATGCGTTTGACGGTTTGCGGGCCATAGTCGCAACCGCCATCGGTGACGATGAACAGGACGCGGCGTTTATGCGCCGCGCGCTTGGCTTGGGACAACGCGGCCCGGGCCATATGCGCCGACAACGGGGTGCCGCTGCATGCGGAATTGATCAGCGCGCCGTAGTCTCCGGCATTGGGCGCGCGTTTGCTGGCGACGCCACCGGCCCGGATATAACCCTGCCCATTGAAAACTTCGGTGGTGCAGGATGCGCCGACACTTCCGGCCGCTTGCGCAACGATCAAACCTACTTCAAGGGCCGCCGACATGTTCGCGCCCGCCATTGACCCGGACGCGTCCAGCAAGACCGAAACGTCAGTGTCGAAACCCTCGCTGATTTCGCGGCGGGCAAATACGTTGGGCGCGCCCGCCATCGCCCGGGACAAGGCACCGCGATCCAGCCGCCCGGCCTTGCGCCCGCCTTCACGGTCTTCGGTCTCATTGGCGCGCAAGGCCCGGGCCAACAACGCGCGCTGGCGTGAGGCTTTCGCGGCCGCCTCGCGCAGTCGAGTGCCATGCTGACCTAATTTGCGGTTTTCAGTGGTATGCCGGGGCTCTTCGCGCATGGCGCGGTCCCGCAAGATGTCGAGAACAAGTTTTTCGGTGGACTTGCTTCCTTCGGTCATGGGTTCGCCTTCTGGAACCAAATCGCGTTCCACCAAGTCGCTTTCGTCCGCTACCGGCGTTTCGTCGGCATCAACCGTGCCGTCGCCGTGGCCCTTGCCGCCTTTTCCGGCGTCGCTGTCGCCCTCGTTGTCGCTGGATGGCCTTTCAGAGCCCTTGGGAGCGTCGCTGGTAGGTTTTTCGTCGCTGTCTGTACCCTGCTCGCCCTGCTCGCCCTGCTCGCCCTGCTCGCCCTGCTCGCCCTGCTCGCCCTGCTCGCCCTGCTCGCCCTGCTCGCCCTGCTCGCCCTGCTCGCCCTGCTCGCCCTGCTCGCCCTGCTCGCCTTGCTGTGGTGCAGCAATGGCCGCCGCGATACGCTTCGCGAGTTCCAGACAATCGGCCGTCGACGCACACGCCGCGAGTTCCGGCATCGCCCATGCCAGAACGGCTTCAACCGTGGAACCTGCTTTGATCTGCGATGCCAGCCAAGCCATGTCGGCCGCGTCCAAGGCGTACCCGTTCGCGGCGCGACCGAGAACGCATATGGTCCAGCCGATTTCTTTTCGGGCATTGGGCCGCCAGCCATTGGCGCGGGCTTCAACCACCTTGCGGGATATCAGCCGGGAAAGCACTGCCTTGGCATTGGGCACGATGCTGGAGGCGATCAGGGCCTTTTCCATGCGGACGTCTTCCAGCGCGTTGACCAAACGGCCATGTCCGGCGCGGACGGCATCCTGCCATACGGCTTTATCGGTGTGCGTCGGATGGCCTAATTCATGCAAAAGGTAGGCGGTCCAATCCTCAAATTCCGCTTGCGTCATGGTCGACGTCGCGGCGCGAACCGGCATGTTGACGCGGATTTCGTAAACGTTCCAACTGACCGATGCGGTTTGTGCGAGGCTGTCGCACACCATGTAGACGCGGGCGCCATCATTGGGCCGCAACAACTTGATGTAGTCATTGGCGATGCTTTCCAAGGCGCTTAAAGCTTCCGGATATGTATATGACATTGTTGGTTTTTCCTTTGGGTTAACGCGAAAACGGGCCCTTTGCGGGCCCGTTTCTTGTAGCATGGTCAGGGTTTGAACGTCAAACCCTAATATTGTTCGTCCGAAAACGCCTTGGACGCGGCACTGCTGGACGGTGTCGCGGGCACGGGTGTGCCATGGATCAAGGCTTCAAAATTTTGGTTCCAAGCCAGATCGGCCAAGGCTTCAATCGCGGCCTTTTCGGTCGACGGCATGCGTGACGAAATGGTGGTGACAAAAGCGTCTTTTGCGGCAAAGCCGTCCTGCACGCATTGCACGAAACCGACCATTTGCCGCAGCGAAACGACGACGCCTTGCAGCGCAGGCAAGCGCCTTGCTTGCGCGACGAAATCCGCCAGATGCTTGGCCGCAGGCAAGGGGCATGCGGTATGGTTGGCAAGGGCTTCCGCCTCTTTTTGGGCGCTCAAATAGTCGATCACGAGCATCCGCTTGAAGCGCGTCACAAGGGCGGCATTGCTGATATTGGTGCCAGCATACAAGCCGCCCTCATCGCCGCTACCAGCGGTATTGTCGGCCACGATAAAGACAACGCCATCGGCGGCCTTCACAACTTCACCTGTAGGTAGCGTGAGGCTTCTGTGGTCATCGGCCACAAGCTGAATGATCGCCTGTACGCCAGCGGGTGCGATGGTGAGTTCGTCGATCAGGATAATGGTTCCGGGACGGCGCATCGCCTTGACCAAAGAGCCATCTTCCCAAACGGTGTTGCCATTGCGCAGCCCCATGCCGCCAACGAGGCTTTCAACTTCTGTTTGTCGCGTCATGCCGATCTTGACAAATTCGCGGCCCAAATTCGCCGCTGCTTGTTCCGGCATGGTCGATTTGCCGGTGGCGGGCGGGCCCGTGAGCCACGAGTTTGTACCGCGTTCGATTGCCGTCATGAGCAGCGCCATCTGCTCATGGTTGGTGACGTAAAAGGGATCAACGGCGGGTGCGGGCGCGCCGGTCCATAATGTCAACGGCGCATCGCGCCATAGGTCTTTGGCCCGCGACGGGTACAGCGTGCGGAATGTTGTCCGCTTGTCGCGGCGTGACTTGGGCAAGGATACGACGCGCGGGCCTTCCCCGGGCGCAACCTCAACAATGCGTTCAACCTCAACGATGCGTTCGACTTCGACGGCAGGCTTGTTCGCCGCCGTGATAACCGGGCCTAAGGTCTTGGCGAGTTCATTGCGGACCAATGGCGAAAGAAACTGATCGACGCCAGCCAGAACGCTATCCAGCGCGAAACCGCTATCGGCCGGAACGGTGTCCAATGCGTCTTGCATCATGTCGCCATCGTCCATCATGGTTTCGGGTCCATCGGTTTGCGCGCCTTGCGGGCTTTGGCCTAAAATCATTTCAATGTCATGGGTCAGGCCCGGGTATCGAAGTGCGAACTCGATTAAATCCGCATTGCGTGCAGAGGCTGAAATCAGGCCCTTTTCAGTGAGAAACGCGGGCCAATCTTTGTGAGCCTTGACAAGAGAGCGAACCATGCCGCGCGATGCGGTGGGTATTTGGGTGTTGATGGTCAACATGGTGATTTTACCTTTTTGGGTTAACGGATTTGCGGGCCCTTTGCGGGCCTCATATGTCTTGTTTCATATCCGGGGCTTAACGTCAACTCCCTATTTGGGGCCGGGCCTCAAACCCCAAGCCTCTATATACGCTCGCAAGGGCCCGGCAGATTTCCGGGTTCCAATGCACGATATCGGGCATAAAACAGGGCCGTTTTGAGAGAGGATTATTTGCGGGAACCTAGGATTGACGTCCTAAAACCGGGCCAAAAGAACAAAAGGCGAAAACGCCACCCATGCGTTATTTTGGAGAGGGAGCACATAAGCAACTCCCTGATGGATGGCCCATCAGCGGCGCTCTCATCGCATCCTAGGGCCTGTTTAAAAGTTCCATGATATGTAAGATGTGTATGGAACTCAGGCTTTTGGTGTTTTGATACCATAGGCCAGATAGGGCCGTTTCGGGATCGTACCGCTTTGAAAACAAGACTGATTTGAAAACATACCCGGTTTGATGATAGGACCAATTTGGATGAGATACAGAACATGGCCGCTTTGATAGGTAAAGATACAAGGCGTCATCTTAGACAGGCCCGGACCGTTGTCCTCTTGGGCGTCGATTTGAGCGACGCCAAGGAAGAGGCTTTCGTTCGCATGGTCTGTGATGGCCTCGCCATTGGCGCGGCATTTGTGAAGGCGGGGTTTACGTCGAAGGCTCACAATGCGCCGTTCATTCTTTTCCACAAGCCGCACATTCAGGAACGGGCCGCAGCGATCCTTGAGGCCCGTCGGACGCAAGGCGTTATCACGCTCCCTGAAGTCACCGACATGCTCAAGCGCGTGTTTGCGGGCGCTTTGCACGATGCGGAATACAGCGCGGCCCATAACGCCGCGTTCAGCCTCGCGAGGCTCTATGGTCACGTGACGGACCGGGCCACACTTGAAGTTATTCGTAGGCCGTCGCGTGACCCGGATGCGCCGTCGGAGCAGGCGCTTGGCGACTGGGTGGCAAGCCTTCCCGCGCTCAATGGCCCGGGCCCTGACGGCCCGGCCGTAGGGGAGCTTTCAGGGCCTCTTCGCGGCGCGCCCGCCGCCCCATATAATCCAACCATCGAGCCTCAAGCCAAATCTCCCAATGATATCAACGCTTTATCAGGGCCCGGGCCTCAAGGCCCGTATCCTAATACCGTAGGGCCCGGGCCCTTTGAAGGGAAATCCTCTAATGCAATCAATTGGTTAGCTGGCGACGGTAGGCTGGCACCCGGGCGACCCGAAAACGGGGCCCCAGCTCGGCCGGTAACTGAGGCTCCCCCACCGTGCGGGCACTCCGATCTATTAGGGCCCGGGCCATCGAGGCCCCCGGGCCACTCCCCCGTCAAGCAAAAACGGGTCCTCCCTCCAGCGGGACAAGTACCGGTTAAAAAACGGGGGAAAAGCGGTGCCGAGAAAAGAAAGCTGAAGAAGATGAAGGAGTTGTTCGGAGATCCCGGAGCGAGCGATTGAAGATCGTCACCGGCTTCAAGCCGCAACCCGGACCCCAGCACCACTTCCTGACCTGCCCTGCCGATATCGTCGTCTACGGTGGTGCGCGGGGCGGCGGAAAGTCTTTCGCGAGCTTGGGCGAGTTCTGGTGCCACGCCGACGACTGGGGCCCGGCCGCCAAGGGCCTGATGCTGCGGCGCTCGCGCGAAGACCTCAAGGATACCATTGATGTCGCACGGCAAATGTACGGTGCCGCAGCCGAGTGGAAGGACAAGGAGAAGCAGTTCCGGTTCCAGAACGGTGCGGTTTTTCACATGGCGTATCTGGAGAATGACGCCGACGCGATGAACTACCAAGGCTGGTCGTTGACAAGGGTTTACGTCGAAGAGTTAACCCAATATGCCAGCCCCACCGGCATCTTCCGGCTGTTCGCGACGCTGCGGACGACCAGCGGTGCGCGTTGCCAGTTCCGCGCCACCTGCAACCCCGGCGGCCCGGGCCATCACTGGGTCAAGGACTGGATCATCGACAACGGGCCTTACCGTCCGATCAAGGACGCCGATACCAACCTCATCCGTATTTTCATCCCGGCGAAAATAAGCGACAACCCGGCGCTGCTGGGCAACGATCCCAATTACATCAATCGCTTGCGCGCCTCCGGCTCCCCCGCCCTCGTCAGGGCTTGGCTCGACGGCGACTGGAACGTGATCGAGGGCGCGTTCTTCCCCGAGTTCGACCCCACCCGCCACGTCATACCGCCGTACCAGTTTCCGCTGCACTGGACCCGGTTCCGCTCGATGGACTGGGGTTCAGCTACCCCATTTTCGATTGGCTGGTGGGTCGTGGTCCAAGAAGATTTGATCCATCACAAGCGGCGGTTGCCGAAAAACGCCATTGTACGGTATCGTGAATGGTATGGCGCATCAGGACCCAACAAGGGCCTCCGCCTGCCTGCGGATGCCGTCGCCAAGGAGGTCGTGCGCCGTGAAACAGATGGCAAGGGCTTCCGGGAACCCATCGCCTACGGCATCATGGACCCTGCCGCCTTCGCGGTCGTGTCAGGTCCGTCAATTGGTGAGACATTTGCAAGACAAGGCGTTTACTTCAGGCGTGCCGATAACTCGCGTGTCTCTACGCCGAAACGGATGGGTGGTTGGGATCAGCTCCGCTGGCGGCTCAAGGGCGAGCAGGACGGCGACCCCATGATCTTCTTCGTCGACCATTGCCGGGACGCGATCCGCACCATCCCGATGATGCAGCACGACGACAACCGTCCCGAAGATCTCGATACCGAAGGCGAGGACCACGCCGTCGACGACATCCGCTACGCCTGCATGAGCCGCCCCTTCGGCACCCGCGTCGAAGCCGACGAAGATTTGAACCCGCTTCTCATTCGAAACGCTTTCAAGCTGGACGCGCTACAATAACGGGTATACGCAGACAAATCAGGCACAACGGGAAGCGTCGCCATGCCTGCTGCCGGATTATCACCCGAACAAGCCGCCAAGGCCGCGCAATTGCGCCTGCTGCTGGCGCAGATGATGGCCCCGCAGATGCCCCCGGCCCAGATCGAGCCGGGAGCCCCGCTGCCGCCCTCCGGCGGCTTCGCCGACACCGTCAGCCGTGACCAGCCGATGCCGAACGCCGGTGCCAGCAATATGTCGATCCAACCGGGAAAGAAGCGGTAATCCGATGGCGGAGACGTCCTACTCCAAAGGCGATGACCTGCCGCAAGTCTCTCCCCTGAGCCCCGAGGCGGACAACCCTGACAAGCCCCCGGTCGCCGCCTCCGACCCGATGGAGGTGGACACCAGCTTCTGGGAAAAAGCCCTCGCCGATGCCGAGCGTGCCGAACGCGACTGGCGCACACGGGGCCGCGAAATCGTCCAGATCTACCGCGGCGACATTCCCATTTCCCGCCCCAAGGCGGGCGGACGCACCGGCCGCGCCTACACCTATAGCGGCCCGCAGAATAGCTCCACCTTCAACATCCTCTACGCCAACACCGAAGTCATGCTGCCTGCGGCCTACGCCAAGCCGCCCGACCCGGTCGTGCGTTCCCGCTTCGTCAAGAAGGCCGCCGCACCCCAGCCGCCCCCGCCGCCGCCGATCATTCCCGGCGGTTTCGGCCTTCCCCCGACCCCGCCGCCGCCGCCGGGAATGCCTCCGGGGGCAATGCCCTCGGGCGCGGGCCCGCCGGGCGCACCGCCGATGCCGTTGGACCCCCGAGGTCCTGCCGCACCCGGCGTGCCGCCCGGCGGCCCGATGCCCCCGCCGCCCCCGCCTCCGGGAGCGATGCCGCCTCCGCCGCCCCCGCCTCCCATGTCACCCCCTCCCGGCGGTGCTGCATCCCCAATGCCCACGCCGCCGGGGGCAGGAGCCCCGCCTCTTTCACCCCCCGGCGGGGCTCCGGGCCTCCCACCGCCGCCGCCAACCCTGAGCCCGCCGACCCAGCCGATGGGGCCCGGCACGGTGCCGCAGCCCGCGCCGATGCCGCCCGGCATGCCGTCCCAGCAGGACATCGAGACCGCCGCTGCCGTGATGGAGAAGGCGCTGGAAATCGTCGTCGGCGACGAAGCCAGCCACGAGGCGGTCAAGGCCGCGGTCCGCGATATGTTGCTGCCGGGGCGCGGCACCTGCCGGGTGCGCTGGAAGCCGATCCTGAAGCAGATCCCGGTCGAGGATCCCGTCATGGGCGGCCCGCTGCAAAACCCGCTCACCGGCAAGCCGGAGATGAAGGACGCCAAGATCTGGGAGACCGTCGACGACGAATATGTGTTCTGGGAGGATATCCTCTTGGACCCCGTGCGCCAGCACGGCGACGTCGAATGGATCGCGTTCCGGCATCTGTTCGCCGAAAAGGCGCTTCTCAGTGAGTTCGGCGACAGCCAGAAGCTTCAGGAGTACCAGAAGGCCAACAAGCTTTCCGAGCTGCTGAAATGGACCGAGGAAAGCGCCGCCAAATCCCCCGTCAGCGGCGGCCCCGCGCCGAGGACCGCGAGCCGTCTCGACGCCGTCGTCCGCAAGGCGATGGTCTGGGAGATCTGGAACCGCTCCACCCGCGAAGTCCTCTGGATCATCCGCGAAGGCGGCGGCTGCGCGCTGCGCGTCGACCCTGATGTTCTCGGCCTCGAAGGCTTCTACCCCATTCCGAAGCCGATCTGCGCCGTCGTCACCACCGACACCATGATCCCGAAAGCGTTCTACGACCTCTACGCCCATCTCGCCGCCGACCTCGACGACACCTCTCGTCGCATCTCCGACCTCACCGCCAAGATCAAGGTCCGCGGCGGCTACAACGCCGCCAACAAGGACATCGCTAACCTTCTCACCGCCGATGACGGCAAGCTGCTCCCCGTCGATGGCGTCGATCTGATGTCGGGAGGATTGCAGAACCACATCTGGCTCGTCCCCATTCTGGAATGGGTCAACGCGCTCAAAGAACTCTATATGAGCCGCGACCAGCAGAAGAATGCGATCTACGAAATCATCGGCATCGCCGACATCATCCGCGGCGCAACCAATCCGTACGAAACAGCGACGGCGCAGCGCATGAAGGGCACCGTCGGCAGTGGCCGGATGATGGGGGTGCAGACCTCCGTCGCCAATTTCGTCCGCGACCTGATGCGCCTCAAGAGCGACATCATCGCCCGCAATTTCGATGCCGAGACCCTGACCCGCATGACCGGCGAGAACGTCACGCCGTCCGTCATGGAGATCCTGCGCAACGACTTCACGCGGTTCTGCTCCATCGACATCGAGACCGACTCGACCGTGCAGGCCGACGAGGCCACCGAAAAAGAGGCCAACGCCCAGATCATGCAGGTGATCGGCGGCACCATGCAGGCCGCCGGAGGTCTGCTCCAGACCGGCCTGCTGCCGCCGCCGATGATCATCAATCTGACCCTCGAAATGATCAAGATGCTGCTGCATCCGGTCCGCCATTCGAGGGGCGTCGTCGATCTCATCGACGGTTATCAGGAGATGCTGCACGCCTACATGCAGATGGACCCGACCGGAGCCCTGATGCGTCCGCCGCCGCCACCGCCGCCCGGTCAGGGTCCGCCGGGCCCCGGCGGCGGACCTCCCCCGGGGCCTTCCCGCGGCATGAACGGCAAGGGTCCGCCGAAAGGCCCGCCGCCGCCCCCCGCAGGGCCCGGAGGCCCGCCCCCGCCGCCACCCGGAGCGATGTAAGCCATGACCGCCGCCGCCAAGCGCAAGCCGAAAACGAAGCCGGTCGCGAAAGCCGCGCCCGTCAAACCGAAAGCCAAAACGAACGTCAAACCGAGGGAGAGATCCATGACGACACCCGACAAGGACGACAAGGCCGCTGCTGCTGCCGAGAAGCGCGACCACGACAAGGCCGCTGCCGAAAAGCGCGACCACGACAAGGCCGCCGGGCACATCGACAACCGCGATCAGGATCCCAACCACCCCGCCAACAAGACGCTGTCCCCGGAGCGGCGGGCGATGCCGCGCTCCGAGGCCGAAGCCTTCAACATTCCGCCCGATGAACTGCTGACCGAGCAGGAAAAGGACGCCGTCGGTGCCGCTGGCGACGCCACCGCAGGTGTCGGCCCGGTCGACCCGGCCGAGCACACCTCGGGCCCGGTCGAGACCGTCGAGGATCAGGGCATCGGTCCCCGCACCCCGTACCCGACCGGCAGCCCGCCGCCGCCGGACGAAGGCGTCACCCGTTCGCAGGGCGTCAAGGGCGTCTCCGACAAACCGCACAACGAGCCCAACAAGCCCTTGCAGAAGGAAACGCACAAATGACCCAGCGTTTCCCGCTGCCGGTGGCCGACATGACGCTGGCCAACGCCAACGCCGCCAAGCCGCGCTATTCCGGTGCCGGTGTCGCCGGTGACTGGTCCGGCGGTGCCACCGGCAACGACGTCAACGCCGCCGCCGCTAACGTTTCGCTGGCGCGGTCGGGCTCGGCGAACACCGATCCGGCCTACACCCCGGTCAATCAGACCGCCAAGGGTCAGGCGATGGTGCCGAGCCTCGTCGTGCTCGCCGACATCGGCACCGATTACGGGCCGTATACCGGCCTTGCCGGGCGCACCGGGGCCATCTCGCCCCGCGCGCCCTACCCGTCGGTGCTGCCGTGAACGGCCTGCGCCCGAACGAACAGATGAGCCTCCCCGGCCTCGGCATCCCCGTCGACCCGCACACCGGGGAGCGGCTGACGCAGATCACCATCCTGCGGCTCGGCAAGCTCAACGCCGCGGCCAAGGAGTTCCGGGCCCTGCTGCACGAACTCGACGGCACGTCGCTCGGCTCGCGTCCCGGCGATCGCCGCATGGCGCTGGCCTTTACCAAACTGGAGGAAGCCCAGATGTGGGCCTCCGCCGCCGTGCTGGACCATCACGGAGGCTAACATGCCGACCTACGTGTTCTACGAGGGCCGGTTGATCGAGAAGCGGTACAAGCCTGCGCAGCCCCGGCATGCCGCTTCCGATCTTCCGGCCCCCGCTGTGCAGTCGTTCGACGCCTACGCCTCGCCGGTTGACGCGCGCACGATTTCGTCGCATCGGCAACGCGACCGCGACCTCCATGCGTCCGGCAGCTACGACCCGAGGGATACCCCCGCTTCATTCAGGAGAGCACGCGATGGCCGGAGAAAACACCCCGAACGAAGCCCCGCCCAGCCTTAGGGACATCGCCGAAGCCGCTTACGACGAAGTCGAGAGCGGGGCCGAAGCCCCGGAGGCTCCCGGCCCGCAACCCGAAGGGGCTGTCGACGAGCCCCTTGCGTCGGACGACAGACCGCGCGATAAAAGCGGTCGCTGGGTCGCCAAATCGGAGGCTCCCCAGCCGGGCGAAGCAATCGAACCCCTCGATCCAGCCCCGAAGAAACCCATTCAGGAAGGCCAGCGGCAACCAGCTGATCCAGCTACCGCGCAAGCGGCGAAAAGCAATCAGGCCCCGGAGCACTGGAGCGCAGAAGACAAGGCGACCTTCGCCAAGCTTCCGCAGGAGGGGCAATCCTTTCTTCTGAAGCGTCACGGCGAAATGGAAGCCGAGTTCACGCGCAAGTCTCAGGCGAGTGCGGGAGCAGTCCAGTTCACGCAGGCGCTTGCGCCGGTCTTCAACGATCCGCGGATCGCGGCGTCGTTGAAGCAGGCGGGCGTTCATCCGGTGCAGGCCATTCAGGAATGGGCGACTTGGCACAAGATGGGCACCTCGCCGGATCAGCGGGACAAGTTCAACCTGCTGGTCGACCTGACGCAACGCATGGGGCTGGACCCAGCGCGCATCTTTTCCGCCTTGAACCAGCCGCCGCCGAACCCGATGGGCCTCTCGAACGAGGACCTGAAGGATCCGGCAATCAAGATCTTCGCCGACCATCTCGGCAAGACGTCGAACGACATCCAAGCCCTCAAGGGCGAGTTGCAGCGGCGCGAGCAGATTGAACAAGCCGCGCGTCAGGAATGGGGTCTCAGAAGTGCCAGATCGGGGATCGACGGCTTCGCGGACGAAAAGAGCAAGGACGGACGCCCGTTGCGTCCGCACTTCGACACCGTGCTGCCGCTCATCATCGACCTGTACAAGGCTAATCCCGGCCGAAATCTGGCCGAAGCCTACGAGACCGCCTGCTGGGCTCACCCCGAAGTCAGGAAGCAGCTGGTCGCGGCCGAGCAATTCCGCACCCAGTCGCAGAACGACATCGCCAAGGCCCGGCTCGCGCAGCGCGGCAACACGCGGGGGCTCACCACCCCCGTCGGACGGCCGAACGGCGCGAACGGGCCTTCCAAGGGCGGCATTCGGGATGCCATCGAGCAGTCTGCCGACGAGGTCGGATTTTGACCTCATAGGAGCGCCATATGGCCGACCCGACAGTCTCGATGCTCGTCGCCACCACCATCAACAACTACCACAAGCAGTTCGCCGATAACGTCTCCAACTCCAACGCCGTCACCGCGCTGCTGCGCGAGGGCAACCGCATCCGCGTCATCGAAGGCGGCAAGCAGATTTCCTGCCCGCTGACCTACGCCGAGGAAACTTTCGCGTGGTACATCGGCACCGAACTGCTGTCCCGCGCCACCAAGGACACCATCTCCGAGGCGCATTACGACCCGGCGAATGCGGTCGCCAGCGTCACCCTCTCGGGCCCCGATCTGGCCAAGAACCGCTCCCGTGAGCGCATCCTCAACCTGCTGGAGGGCAAGCTCGACAACGCCGAGAGCACCATGAAGAACAACATCACCAAGGCCGTCTATGGCGACGGCACGGTGGCGAAGTCCTTTGCGGGCCTCAAAGCCTTCGTCACCACCGACGGCAGCGGCATCGTCGGCGGCATCGACGCCACCACATGGACGTTCTGGAAGAACCAGTTCCAGAGCGTCGCGCGCGCCACCGGCCTGCAATATCCGGCGCTCAAGGCGGGCATGAACGCACTCTGGATGAAGCTGATCCGCGGTGCCGAGAAGCCGGATTTGATCGTCGCCGACGGCGAAATCTATTCGACCTACGAAAGCGGGTTGCAGGAGAACCAGCGTTACGCCGACGCCCGCCTCGGAGCGCTTGGCTTCGAGACCCTGAAATACAAATCGGCCCCCTTGGTGTTCGACGGCGCGGCCACCGGCATCACCGGAGCCTACTTCCTCAACACCAAATACATGAAATTCGAGATCTACTCGGGACGTAATTTCGAGGCGCTGGACCTTCCCGACCAGTCGCCCGACATGGACGCCGTCACCCGCCATCTCGCCTTCATGGGCGCGCTGACGCTGTCCAACCGCTCGATGCAGGGCAGGCTCACGGCAACGGGAACCTGACCTCTTGGACGGCAGTCGTTTGCGGGGAGCACGGCTGCCGTTTCCCCGCGCTCCCCTCTTGGAGCCACCATGTCTGATACCCCGACCCTCGTACGTTTTTATTCCGGCTGGGAGCGCGACGGCTCAGGGCCCGACGGCCTGCCGCTGTACCGCGAGACCGTCCGCGTCCGCATGGACCGGCCGCCATATCTTTCGGTCGAGCGCGAAGCCGAGGACGACGACATCGCCAACCATCCCGGGCCCTACGAGCTGTACAAAAAGACCTGCGCCGCGCGCAAGGAAATCGTCGGCTATCCGCTTGCACTGTGGCCCGCCTGTCTGCCCCACATTTTCCAGATGTGCGCGATCCGCGACATCCACACCGTCGAGCAGCTGGCGCAGACCGTCTCCAAGAAGCGCCGCACCGAAGCCGCCAAGACCATGCCGCCGGACATTCTCGAAATCGCCGACCGCGCGGTGCGGATGATCGAACTGCACGCCAAGGCGGGGCAGTACGAAGAACTCGTCAGCAGCCTCGAAGGCCAGCTTGCGGCCATCAAGGAGCAGTTCGACGAGGCGCTGATGACCATCGCCACACAGAAGACCCTGATTGAAACCCTCCGGCTGAAGGCTGCCGCCTGATGGCAAGACTGGCCACCATCGTCGATGTCGTGTCCGACGCCTCGCTGGAAATCGGGATCGTGCAACGCCCCGTGACCAACGTCGTCGACACCTCGGATCAGGACATCGCGCAGATGGCGGCGCTGCTGCAAAACGTCGCCGACGAACTGTTGATCGACCCGCCCTACCGCGACCAGCTCGGCGACGGCAACTGGCTGATCGACGCGGGCATGGGGGTCAGGAAGTCGCGGCCGACCGCCGACGACGACGTCGTGCTGTTCGACGCGCGGCTCGCCGTCGACGGCCTCAAATATCGCTTCCTCAAGGCCAAGGGCCTCGAATACGGCGAGGAACAGCGCGACTTCATTTCAAGGCTCAACAAGATCGCGGGCCGCAACGCGCCCGTGATCGACCTCAACGCCGACCCGGGGCGCATCCAATGAGAATGATGCCCACTGGCATGTTGTCGCTGAAGAACCGCCGGGGCACCCCGGTTCGGGCCATGAACAAGGGCCGCCCGGCGGCCCGGGTCTCGCATTTCGGGGCTCCGCTGAAAGGGCTCTCGCGCTTCGCGGAGCTGGGCGATGCCGATCCGCAGCTGGCCTCGATCCTGACCAATTGGGTGGTCGAGGACGACCGCATCACCGTGCGGCCCGGCTACATCAAGCTGGCGCAGATCGCGGCCAATACGCCGGTCTCCACCATGATCCCGTATTACGGCGAGCCCTCGAAGATCGTCGCCGCCTCCGGCACCAAGCTCTACGACATCGGCGGCGTGCAGGTCGGCGGCACCTACGGCAGCGACGACTGGGCGTGGATCTCCTACAGCGATCTCTCCGACACCGACTACACCATCATGGTCAACGGCGTCGACGGCGTGATCTCGTGGGACGGCACCGTCTTCGCCCATGAGACCATCACCGTGCCGACCGGCGAGACGTGGATCGACCCGCTGAAATTCGACAAGGTGCTGTCGCACATGAACCGGCTGTGGTTCGCCGACAGCCAGAACCTCGCGGTGTATTATCTGCCGCTGGAGCAGAAAAGCGGGGCCGTCGAACTGTTTCCGCTCAACGTGCTGTTCAAGCGCGGCGGCTCCATTCGCGCCATCTACACATGGACCATCGACGGCGGGCTGGGGCTCGACGACGCGCTGGCGATCTTCACCAGTAACGGCGAACTGGCGGTCTATAGCGGCATCGACCCCGAAAGCGATTTCAAGCTGGTCGGCATCTTCCGCTTCGACGCGCCGATGTCGAAGGACAGCATCATCAATTTCGGCGGCGACCTCTACGTGCTGATTTCGACCGGCTTCGTGCCGATGACGACGCTGGTCCGCGCCGAGACCGATCAATTGGGCAAGTCCGACATCGGCGTCATGAAGGAGTTCGAGGACGTCTCGAAGCTGCACCGCGACGATTACGGCTGGCAGGCGATGCTCAACCACCACACCAACCATGCGATCTGCAACATGCCGCTCGGCGATGGCAAGTACCAGCAGATGGTGCGGCGGATGTCGTCGCAGGTGTGGTCGAAATGGTCCGACGTTCCGGCGCGGTGCTGGGGCTGGCTCAACAACCAAGCCTATTTCGGCTCCGACGACGGCGGCATCTTCCTCGGCGGCTCGCAATATCTCAACGATGACGGGGCCGCGATCAACGCCGACGTGCGCTTCGCGTGGTCGAGCTTCCGCAGCGCCGCCAAGAAGAACTTCAAGATGGTGCGGCTCTACACCCTCACCGACGGGCTGCCGCGGCCGTTCATGGATCTGGAGACGGATTACGACAACACGCCGCCGACCAACCAGCCGGAAGTCACCGCCGGGCCCTCGGGTGGTGCCGACTGGGACATCGCGCCGTGGGACACCTCCGACTGGGCGATGCCAGTGCAGCCGCGGCAGGACTGGCAGGGCGTCACCGGCCTCGGCCGCGTCGGCGCGACCCGGGTCCGCGTCAGCATCACCGGCTGCACGTTCTCGCTGACCGGCGTCGACGTGCTCTACGAGCTGGGAGGGCTGATGTGAAAGTCGCGTTCGGAAATCTTCCCGAGGACGGGCAGGCGATGCTCACCCAGCATCTTCGCGTCGACTTCACGCGCTTTGACTTCCGGGCCCCGCGCTGGTTCTCGGCGTGGGCACGCAACGACAACGGCAACATCACCGGGATTTTCACCATCGAGTTTCCGAACTGGTTCGAGGGCCGCGTCACCGTGCTGGTGCTCGATCCGCGCTGCATGTCGCGCAGGGTTTTGCGCGCCATCTTCACGGCGGCGTTCACGCAGGCGCGACGGCTGACCGCCGAAGTCGAGCCGGACAATCGCCGCGCCTTGCGGCAGGTGCAGCGGATGGGCTTCGTCTACGAGGGCTACCGCCGCTTGGGCCTCGAAGGCACCCGCGATACCATGATGTACGGCATGCTGCGCGACGACTGCAAATACCTGCCCGGCTATCAGGGCCCGACGGTGATCGCCAACCCGGTGCTCGATGCCGCTGTTTATGAAAGGGTGCACTGATGGCCTCTCAACCTTCAGCCCCCGATCCCTACGCAACGGCGGCGGCGCAGAACGCGCAGAACCAGTCCGCGAGCCAGTACAGCTCCGTTGCGAGTAACGCCAACGAAGTCAATCCCTACGGCACGGTGAGCTATCAGGCGATCGAGCAGGTGCCGGTCTACACCAACGGCCAGATCACCGGCTACGCGCCGCGCTACCAGCGCACCACGACGCTGTCGCCCGACCAGCAGAAGCTGCTCGGGCTGGAGACGCAGGGCAAGTACAATCTCGGCACCACGGCGGTCGAGCAGTCGCAGCGGGTCCGCGACACCCTCAACAAGCCGCTCGATCCGAGTTCGTGGACGCCGTGGCAGACCAATCTGCAAGCCTCCAACATCCGGCAGGATCAGGCCCCGACCGACCGCGCCTCGGTCGAGCAGGCGATGATGGACAGCTACAACCGCTCCGTTGCGCCGACCGAGAAGGCGCAGGAGGCGCAGCTGGCGGCACGGGGGCTCGCGCCCGGCGGCAAGGGCTACGGCAATTACCAGATGCAGCGTGACGACAGCCGCGCCGAGCAGACCCGCCAAGCCTATCTCGCTTCCGGCAACGAGGCCCGCGCCAATCAGGCCGCCTACAACGACGCCTCGACGCAGCAATACAACATGGCGAACTCGCTGGCGTCCTACTACAACAACCTACACGGCGCGCAGATGCAGCAGGACATCGCGCTGCGCAACCAGCCGATCAACGAGACCTCGGCACTGATGTCGGGCTCGCAGGCGACCATCCCGCAATTCCAGCCGTTTCAGGGCTCGCCGGTGTCGGCCTCGAATATCGGCCAGTACATCAGCGACAATTACAAGGCCCAGAGCGCGGCGGCGTCGCAGACCAATGCGGGCATCTTCAGCCTGCTCGGCGGCGTCGCCAAGCTCGGCATGGGCGGCTTAGGCGCTTAGGAGGCGTGACATGACGTCAAGCGGAGACAGCGGCGGCAATCCCGCAGCCTTGTTGCAGGGCGGCACCCCGATGCCGGGCCTGCCGATTGCAGGCCAAGGCGGCGGCATCGGCGATCCCTATCAATATGGCCAGTTCCAGAACTTCCTGCCGGACATCCCGTCCGAGGGCCCGGCCCCGTCGGCGACCGGACTGCGGCCCGACATGTTCCAGTACAAAAAACCCAATGGCGGCGTCGACCCGCAAATCCAGCAGCTGCGCGACCAGCTCGCGGCGCTGACCGGCGCTGGAGGCGCGTCGGGCACCAGTGGTGCCGCGGCGGACCCGTCGGCAGGCGTCGGCACGATGGGGCTCGGCGGCGGAGGCGGCGGCATGTTTGGCGGCGGCGATATTCAGGGCCCGCCGGGCCCGCCGGGCTCCAACCCGGTGGCCCAGAGCAACGCGCGGGTTGTCTTCCCGGTGCCGGGATGGGGCCCCGCGCCGAGCGTCGGCAACCAGTTCCCGACCGACTGGCGCACCAAAGACGCCGCAGGAGGCTGAAGCATGGCGGAAGAAGACGGCGGACAGTATGATTTGCCTTCGGCCAAGAAGCCGATACGCACGCGGCTGACGCCGGAATTGATGCGGGCGATCCTGAAGATCGAAAGCGGCGGCAACCCGAATGCCCGGACCGGCTCCTACAAGGGGCTGTACCAGCTCTCGGAAAAGGAATTCGCCCGGCTCGGTGGCCGGGGCGACATCTTCAATCCGCAGGAGAATACGCGCATCGCTTCACTCAAGCTGCAACAGGAGGCGGATCAGGTCGCGACCAAGCTCGGGCGGCCCTTGACGCCGGGTGAAATCTACCTCGTGCATCAGCAGGGTGTCGGCGGGGCCTATGAGCACCTCACCCATCCGGAGCGTCCGGCGTGGCAGTCGATGAACGCCACCGGCGAGGGCCGCTCCAAGGGCGAGGGCTGGTCGCGGCTGGCGATCTGGGGCAACGTCCCGGACAAGGACAAGGCCCGTTACGGCAGCGTCGACAACCTCACCAGCGGCGAATTCACCAAAATGTGGAACGACCGCATCGCGCGGGGCGGCGGTGGCGACGGCAAAGTCGCTGCCGCCGACGTTCCGCTCGATCCGACGCCGAATGTCGGCGCGGGCCAGAGCGACTACGACAAGCAGGCTGCCGATGTTGCCGCGGCCAAGATGGTCGATCCGACGCCCAATGTCGGCTCCGGCGCGAGCGATTACCCAAGCCCCGATCCGACGCTGGCGGACAGCATCGCGAATATCAACAAGAAAGATTTGGGCAAGGACGTCGGCGATATCTTCTCGGGCCTCGGCGACATTCTCGCCAAAGGCCCGGTGGCGCAGAACGCCGCACGGCCTTCCAGCCCCGCCACCATCGCGATGCCGACCCTCACACCGTCGGGGGCGTTTCCGACGGTGGACCCGAGAATGGCCGACGCCCAGCGCCAGCAGCTGGCCTTGGCGATGCAGCGCCTCAACAGCGGGAGGCTAGTCTGAGATGGCGATCTTCGCATCCACCACCACGTCGGGCTACAGCGACCCGCTGAAGGCCCTCTCGATCAAGGCGCTGGAGCAGCGCCAGAAGGACATGCAGGCCCAGATCGCGGCCGCGCAGCAGGGCGGCATCACGCCCGACAATACCCAGACCCCCATTCAGGGCTTCGGCCACCTCGCCAACATCATCGGCGACAGTGTCCGGCAGAACCGTGCCGACGCCGCCGTCGCCGCCCAGAAGCAGGCGCTGGCGGGGCTGATAGCGAAGCACACGGCGGGAGCCGACTGGAGCCCGCAGGAGCTGGGGCCGATTGGCGTCGCCGACCCCGACCTGCGCAACAAGCTCATGGAGCAGGCGTACGAGGCCCGGCAGAAAAAAGAGCAATACGCGCACGACGATACCTACCAGCAGGCGGGTTTCACGCACGCCGACACGGCGCAGAAGGGCTTGTTCACGCATCAGGACACCACAGCGGCGGCGGAGGTGCAGGCCCGGAAAGACGCGGCGGCGGAACTGGCCAGAACGCAGGCGCAAGCCAAGGTCGATGAAGAGAACCGCCTGCTGGCGCGGCCCACCGACGCGCCGGTCGCCCAGATGAAACGCGCGCTGGAGCGCGGCGAGGTCAGCAAGGACGAGTTCGATGCGTGGATGAAGAAGAATACCGGGCCCTCGGCAGCTGAGCAAGAACACGTCATCAAGCATCAGGACGAGAGCGTCAGCGCGCAGTCCACCTTGGGGACGCTGGATGAAGCCCTCGCTTTGCTGAACAGCCCCAAGGGCATCCACACCGGGAACTTCGCCGGTAAAACCCAGACCATCGGGGAGAATGTCCCGACCTTCATGCAGGGCTCCCGCCTGCTGCCGGACGAGGAAACCACGAACAACACCCGGCGCTTTAACAAGATCATGGGTGCGGAGGCGTTGAGCCTGCTGACCCAGATGAAAGGCGCGTCCTCGGACAAGGACGTCCAGATCAACTTCAATATCGCCAACGACCCGAACGAGACCAAGGACAACAAGATCAAGGCGATCCAAGTGCTGAAGACCAAGCTCGCCGCGCATCTGGCGGTGCAAAACGCAGCCATCAAGGGGGCGGGCGGCGACGTGCCCAAGCTCGGAGGCGCGGAAGCGGCTACCGCAACGACCCCGGCACCGGCAGCGGCGGCGACCCCGGCAGCCGACCCGTTGGCGGAGGCGCAGGCCGCCATCGACAAGGGGGCTCCGCTCGACGCGGTCTCGGCCATCTTCGCGAAAAAGGGCGGCGACCCGTCCAAGCTGAAACCGAAGGCACCATGAGATGGGCGATTACGATCACCTGATCCCCAAGACGGCGGACGCGGCCCCGGCGACGGGCGGCGACTATGACCATTTGATCCCCTCGGGCGGGGCTTACGCCGCCAAGGAGCTGACCCGCGAGCAGGAAATCAAATACTCGAAGCTCGCCGAACTCCGGAAGCAGGAAGTCCCGCCGCTGCTGGATCGGGCCATCGACCAGTACACGATGGGCCTGACCCGGCCGTTGAGCGGCTTGAACTCGGTGCTCGAAGGCAAGGCCAATGAGTGGTTCAAAGGCGGCAAACCGGCCACGGCGGGTGAATACTGGCGCGGCGGCGTCGGGGCTCAGGACGAGAAGATCCGGGCCGCCGAAGCCGAGACCCGGGGTGCGGCGGGGACGGCGGCGGATGTTGCAGGCGCGCTCACCGGCGGCAGCGGCGGCCCCAAGATCATCGGCAAGGGCGCGCAGGTCGCGCGGGCGTTTTTGCAGGGGGCCATCGGCGGGGGCTCGCGCAACGCCGAGGATATCGGCAGCGCCGCCAAGGGGGCGGCGATCGGCGGCACCGTCGATGCGGTAACGACAGGGGCCCTGAACACCCTGTTCGACCGCTTCACGCGCGGGGCCCGCAAGGAGATCGGCGTCGCCTCCCGGGGCGGCAGCGGGCAACAAATGAAGACCGACGCGGGCGAGATCTTCGAGACGCTGAAGGACGCGGGCATTCGCTACAGCCCCAAGGAGACCGCGCCGCTGGCGGGGAACGTGGCGCAGCGCCTCGCCAAGGAAGGCTTCAATCCGAACATGCATTCGGAAGTGATCCCGGTGCTCGGGGAAATCGGGGCTTCGGGCGGCGGGATGACATGGAACCAGCTGCGCAACATGCAGACCCAGATCAGCGATTTGAAGGCCCATGCCGACCCGCGTCTCCGACGGATCGCGGGCGAATTGGCCAGCGAAGTCGATAATTTTCTCAATACGGCGAAACCGACCATGCCCGCTGCCAGCGTCGCCGCCGGGGTCAACCCGGCCAAGGACGTCGCGACGGCCAAGGATCTTTATGCGCGGGGCAAGCAGTCCGGGAAGCTGGAGGGCCTGGCCGAAGTCGCCGCCGGAGCCAAGGACCCGGCGGAGGCGACACAATCGGTGTTCAAGCGATACTCCGACACGTTCACCAAGAACCCGGACAAGTTCAACCCGAACACCCCGGAGCAACGCCGCCTGATCGACGCGATTGGCACGGGCGACCCCAAGACCGCAGGGTTGGCGAAGGAGCTAAGTCGCTGGGGTGACAGCTTAACACGCTATGGCGCTGCCGGGACGGCAGCGGGGGTCGGCTTGCCTGTCTTGTTCGGCGGCGACCCCTACAACGCGGGCGGCATAACCGGAGGCACCGGGGCGACCCTGCTGGCGGCGGGTCTGCTGTCAAAAGGCGGGGCTCGCGGGCTGCGGCAGATGCTGGCCGAAAAAGGCGCGGAGCGGGTCAACGACCTGCTCCGCAACGTCGCGACCGGGCAGACGGCGGTGCAGCCGGGGGCCTATGTCCCGCGCGACGAGCTGGCGAAGATCCTGCTCAAGCAGAACTTGGCGCAGGGCGCAGGCAACTACGCATCCAGTTTCACCAACGTCGGAGAACCGCAGCCATGAAGACCACCGCAGACGTACCGCCGTCAGCCGCCAGCGAGTTCGCCAAGGCCCAGAGGCCCAGCGCCATCGCCGACGCCACCGGCTCGCCCGGCTACACCACGACCAAGGCGATGCAGAAGGGCATGAAGCCGGGCAAGAGCAAAAGCCAGTTCGGGCTGCCGAAATCGTCGCCGAAAAGCGGTCCGGGGCTGCATCTGCGGATCTCGGTGAGGCCCGACACCGACGGCGACAAGATGTAAGGGAGGCGGGGCCATGCCGTTCAACGGTTCGGGCGTTTTCCAGCGGGTGCGGAACTGGGTGGCCGATACCACCGCTGGCATCAAGATCAGGGCCGACTACCACGACAGCGAGGACGACGGCTTCGCCGCGGGCCTGACCAATTGCATTACCCGGGACGGCCAGAGCATCGTCACCCAGAACATCCCGTTCAACGCCAAGCGGATCACGGGCCTCGCCGACCCGGTCAACCCGCAGGACGCCACGACCAAGAACTATGCCGACACCAAGTTTGGCGGCGGCGGCACCATGACCGGCGATCTGACCATCAAGAAGGACGGGCCCCAGCTTGTCCTCGACGACACCGACGCGCTCGGCTCCAGCCTCGTCGGCCAGCACATGGACAAGACCCGCTGGGTGCTGCGGCTCGGCAACAGCACGCCCGAGAGCACCGGAAACGTCGGCTCGGATTTCGATGTCCTGCACTACGCCGACGACGGCACCACGCTGCTCGGGCAGGCGCTGTTGTTCAGCCGCGCCACCGGCCTCGGCACCGTGCAGGGCAACCCGACCAACGCGCTCGGCATCGCCACCAAGCAATACGCCGACGCGGCGGACGCGGCGCTGCAAGCCAGCATCAACACCAAGCAGGCCGATCTGGGTTTCACCCCGGTGCAGCAGGGCGGCGGCACCGGCATGAACGCCAACAAGCTCTATCTCGGCTGGGACGGCAGCGGGATACGCTTTCAGGTCGATAACAACGACACCATGGGCTACCTGCCGCGCAGCCACAGCCCCACCATCGACAACGCCGTCATCAACGGGCGGCTGGCCTATGCCGGGGACATCGCGGTGGCCACCGGGCCCCAGAACACGACCTACGAGCCCTACAATGGCGCGGTCATCACCGGCTGGATATGGGTCATATTCGGCGGCTACCCGCTCGTGTCGAATTTCAGGATGCGTTACGTGCAGCTCTTTTCGACGAGCTGGTACACCATAGGATATGCCTGATGAACATCAAAAATCACGGCGCTTGGCACCGCTACCAGCCCGCGACGCTGCCGGTGGGCGCGCCCGCCAACGCGCTGTTCGCACAGCGTGAGAACGACGCCGCGGACTGGTACGATTACGTCAATTCCGGCGAGAATTTCGCCCCTGACAGCATCAAGATGACCATCGTCGGCGGTGCCGTCGCCGCCGCCGTGACCGACCCGACGATGCTGTTTCCCGGCGGCGCGACCGTCTTGGAAGTCAGCGGCGTACAGGTGCGGGATCCGCAGGAAGCTTTCGGGCGCAAGGTCTACGACGCCACGCACCGGACGTTCAGCGACCCGCCGCCGTTCGACTTCCCGGACCCGATGGCCGACCTCCGCAAGCGGCTCGACGCCCTCGAAGCCAAGGGGACATGACCGATGCACCACGCCACCATTCACATCGACCCGGTCGGCGCGGCCCCGATCGGCTTCGCGCAGGCGGCGGGAATGCCGGGCGACATCCGGTTCAGTTTCAAGACGCAGGCCAATCTCGCTTACCCGGCGATCGCCACCCTGTACCCGCAGCTGGTGCTGCGGCCCTACACCCAGCCCTGCGTCCACGGCTACGACATCGTCATCGACGACCCGACCGGAGCCTCGGGGCTGGCCACGGTGCCCGGCACCGTCATGAACGACCGCTTCGCCGTCGAGGTCTATGAGCGCAACGACAGCGGCCAGCCGCAGCGGATGCTGGCGGTCGGCCGCATCGACCTGACCGGCTACGGCTATGCCAGCTCCGGGCCGCTCGGCCCCGCCTCCTACCCGACGGGCCCCAGCGGGCCTGCGGGGCCCGTGGGTGCGACCGGCGCACCCGGCCCGGTCGGAGACCCCGGCGTGCGCGGATCGCGCTGGTACACCGGCGCAGGCGATCCTACGGCCTCGATCCCGGACCTGCGGGTGGAGGGCGACATGTGGCTGGACGAGACCACCGGCAACGTCTGGCGCTGGGACGGCCGGACATGGGTCGGCTATGTGAGGGCGTAGACGGCCATGACGTGGAACCCGGAAACCAACATCAAGGGTCCGCCCGGACCGCAGGGGCCCGCAGGCGCGGATGGCAGCACCGGGCCGGTCGGCCCCGCCGGACCCACCGGACCCACTGGGTCTACCGGTGCCGACAGCACGGTGCCGGGGCCGCAGGGCCCCAAGGGCGACAAGGGCGATACCGGCTCGACCGGCGCAACGGGTTCTCAAGGCCCGCCCGGAACGACCGGCGCGACCGGGCCGCAGGGGCCGACCGGTGCAACCGGACCTCAGGGCCCGACCGGCGCGACCGGCCCGGCGGGTCCGGTGCCGGAAGCCCCCGCCGACGGCCAAGTCTACAACCGCAAGGGCTCGACCGCCTCATGGGTGGTCGCCGCCAGCGGCGGCGGCGGCGCGGCGTCGGGGATCACGTTCACCCCCGCCGGTAACATCGCCGCGACCAACGTGCAGGCCGCCTTGGTCGAACTCGACAGCGAGAAGGTCGCCAAGGCGGGCGACGTCATGACCGGGGTGCTGACCCATCCGGCCGGGACGCAGGCGCTACCGGCGATCACCTTCGGCGACGCCGCGAGCGGCTTCTTCCGCAAGTCGGTCAACAACATCTCGGTGTCCGCCAACAATTTCGAGTGCATCAACTGGTCGGGCTCGGGCAAGACGACGTTCTTCGCGCAGGCCCTCGGCTTTACCGGGGCCTTGGGGACGCCGACATGGAGCTTCGCCGCCGACGCCAGCATGGGGATGTGGCGCGTCGGCACCAACCAGCTGGGCTTCCAGACCGTCAGCATCAACCGCCTGACGATCTCCGACACCACGTTGACGTCGACGCTGCCGATGACGATCAGCGGCGACATCACCATTACCAAGGCCGTCCCGTCGCTATTGCTGAACAAGACGGCGGCGGCGCAGATCGCGGGCACCTATTGCGGCCTCAACGGCGTGATGCGCTGGGTCTACGGGGCCAATGACGATCCCGAGACCGGCAGCAACGCCGGATCGAACTTCGTCTTCGCCAACTACAACGACGCAGGCGCGCTGCAAGGGGCCTGCCTGCTGATCACGCGCGCCACCGGGCTGGCGCAGGTCAAGGGCGACCCGACCGCGCCGCTCGGCATCGCCACCAAGCAGTATGTCGACGCCAAGCCCGCCGGTGGGGTCACGATCAGCGATACGGCCCCGGCGAGCCCTACGGCTGGTCAGCTGTGGTGGGAGAGCGACACCGGCATCTTCTACGTCTGTTATGCGGACGGCTCGTCGACGCAGTGGGTAGCGATGGCGAGTGGTCCCGCACCGCCAGCCCCGCAAAAGAACTACATCATCAACGGCGCGATGATGGTGAGCCAAGAGAGTGGGAGTACTGCGGGGACGGTTTCGAATTATTATCCGGTAGATATGTTTGGGATGTATGCCAACACATCAGGCACGTGGAGTGTCGCACAAGTGCTCAGTGCAACCCCTGCGGGGTCGATAAATCGGATACGCCTCACCATTACGGCGGTTGACGTATCAGCAACTGCTGCAAAAGCCCTTTACATCTTCACTGCCATCGAAGGGTTTAAATTCTCTGCGCTGCGATCCGGGAGTGCAGCCGCTAAAGTCATTACCGTGCAATTCGGGTGCAAAGGCCCGGCTGGAACGTATTGTGTGCAGCTCAGAAACGCTGGGGTGAACCGCAGCTATATCGCGGAGTTCACGATCGCGGCTGGCGAAGCCAATACTGACGTTGTTAAAGCCGTTGTCATCAGGCTAGACACCACCGGAACGTGGGCAGTCGACAACACCGTCGGCTTGTATCTTGGTTGGTCTTTCATGACGGGCACAAATTTTCAGACTACGGCTGGAGTTTGGACCGCTGGCAGTTTCATGAGTTCGTCCAACCAATTTAACCTCATGGGCACTAACGGCAACGTCTTCGAACTGTTCGACGTGTCGCTGACCGAGGGCAGCGTCGCACCGCCGTTTCAGGTGCCGGACTATGCAAGCGAGTTGGCGGCGTGTCAGAGGTATTACTGCAAGAGTTTTGCTATCGCGACTAACCCGGGCAATGCCGTGGAAGGTACTAATGCCATCGGTGTCGCTTACGCCACGACCGCAATTCTTTCGCAACGGATTTTCTTTCCGTCGAGAATGCGCGTCACCCCCACGTTGGCATTTTTTCAGCCAGCATCGGTTACAGGCTCTCCGGGCATGTGGTCATGGTTCAACGGGACTGCGGCGACATACGCTCAGGCATCCACCGTAACAAACACAATAAACGACGCCGGTTATACAGCGTCCATGACGATCAGCGGCGGCACAGTCAATGCCAGCTATTTGATTACAGGCGGCTGGTCCGCGAACGCGAGGCTCTGATGGCCTATAATTTCCCTGACACGCCAACAATAGGCCAAGTCTATTCCGGCTATGTCTGGAACGGCGAGAGCTGGCAGGTGCAGGGCGCGACCGCATCCGGCGCGGTGCGCTACGACACGCCGCAGGGGCTGAACGCCAACCAGCAGGCGCAGGCGCGGAGCAATGTCGGCGTCACCAAGAAAAACTACATCATCAACGGCGCGATGATGGTGAGCCAAGAGAATGGGGCGACTGCGGTAGCGGTTGGTTATCCTGTCGATCAATTCCAATACGTTAGCACAACAGGCGTTGTTTCTGCCGCGCAAGTGGCAAGCAGAACACCCGGTGGTTCACCGAATAGACTTAGATGCACCGTAACGACGGCGGATGCCTCTGTCGCAGCCGGGGATATCGCTTGGCTGATGACCAAGCTGGAAGGGCTGCGCACAGCAGATTTAAACTTGGGCGCCAGCGCCAAAACGATCACGCTGCAATTCGGCGTTAAAGCCCCAGCGGGCACCTACTGCGTTTCGTTTTTTAACGCCGTACCCAATCGCACTTATACGGCTGAATATGTCATAGCTGCGGGCGAGGCCAACACTGATGTCATTAAGTCTGTTGTCGTTGCACTCGACACGACTGGAACATGGGCGAGCGACAACACGATGGGGCTCCAGTTAAACTGGATGCTGATGGCTGGCACCACGTATCAAATGGCGGCTAATACATGGTCCGCCAATGCCAACGGGTTTGCCACATCCTCTCAGTTCAACTTCATGGGCACCAACGGCAACGTCTTTGAGTTGTTCGACGTCTCGCTCACCGAAGGCACCGTCGCGCCGCCGTTCCAGGTGCCGGATTACGCCAGCGAGTTGGCGGCGTGTAAGCGATACTACCAAAAAGTGACGGGCGGCCTTCAGATGGCTGTTTCAAACAACGCATCTTATTATTCGACAAGCTATATGTTTTCGGTAGCGATGCGTGCTGCGCCGACAGTGGCACGCTTATCAGACATTGCCATTGTTGGCTTTTTAACACCATTTGCAGAACAAGTTACCGCCGATGGGTGGAGAGCTACGGCACAAGCCAGTGTTTCAGGGTCCGCTGTTAATTTTCATACATTGTTTTCGGCAAACGCGAGGCTCTAATGGCAGAATATCAACTCACCGCAACCGAAGAACCGTGCAGCGTCATTCGCTATAGCGACAAGGCGTGCATTCCGCCAGACATGGCGAACCGCGACTATAACGGCGACGCGATGCAGCCCGGCTATCTGCAATGGGTCGAAGCAGGCGGCGTGCCCGATCCCTACGTGCCGCCGCCGCCACCGCCCGCGCCAAAACCGTCACCGGAAGACGCCGTGCTGTTCAATCACGAGAACCGCATCCGCGAGCTGGAAGGCGAGCCGCCGCTGGTGCTTGCTGACTTCATCGCCAAAAAGATGGAAGGGACATGAGCGACGTCAGGAACTGGTTCAAGGAAAATCAGACGCTGGTAATCCTGCTGATTGGCCAAGCCATCGTCGGCGGCATCTACATGGTCAACCTTGAGGCCCGGGTCTCGACGCTGGAGACGCGGGGTTCGCCGCACCTAGGCGAAATCAACACCCGGCTGACGACGCTGGAGAAACTTACCGACGCCAACCGGGACAGCATCAACGTGATGCGGGACATCATGACGCGGAAGCTCAACATCAATCCGTAGGAGGGCCGCATGGGCGGATTTATCGGCATCCTGATCTCGATCATCGTCACCCTGATCATCTGCGGCGTGATCTGGTGGGCGGTGCAGCAGCTGCTGCCGCTGATCCCGATGGCGCAGCCCTTCGCCACCATTGTCCGGGTCCTGATGACGGTGATCCTCGTGCTGATCGTGCTATGGGTGATCCTGTCTTTACTCGGCTACGCTGGCGTTCACGTCGGCAGTCCATTCCACTGAGGGCCCGGGCCATGACGAACCAGCACCTCACCCTGTCGATGGCGGGCGCGCACCTGATCCAACACTTTGAAGGCTGCCTGAAAAAGCAGGGCGCGCATTATCACGCCTACAAGTGCCCGGCGGGGGTGCTGACGATCGGCTGGGGCCACACCAACCATCACGGCAAGAAATTCGATGCAGCTTCTCGATGGACAATGGAACAATGTGACGAGGCTTTCTTCGAGGATATGGAAGGCTTTGAGGCGGCGGTTCGTAGACTGGTCAAGGTGCCCCTCAACCAACACCAGTTCGATGCGCTGGTGTCGTTCACTTACAACTGCGGCGAAGGCAATTTATCGAAAAGCACTTTGCTCAAGAAAGTGAACGCTTCCGATTTCGATGGCGCGGCGAAAGAGTTCGTGAAGTGGAACAAGGCCAATGGCGAGATCTTGGACGGGCTGACGCGCCGCCGCGAAAGCGAGAGCCTGCTGTTTCGCGGGATCAGGGACGACAATTACGACGGCAAGCCCGACAAGGAAATCATGTCGCCGCCGCACCCGATGCCGCAGGCGGTCGACAACCCGGAAACATGAACGGAAGGGAGCAGTGTCATGGTTGATTTCAACGGCGGCGGCGGTCTCGCAGGGACCAACCCATTCGCGACGATGCCCACCGGTCCCGCCATGAGCGCGAACCAGATCAACGCCTCGATGGGCATGGGACCGGGCGGCATCGGCGATCAAAGTCAGGCGCTGTACAACAACATCTTCGGCAATTTCGGCCAGCAGACCGATTACTATTCGGGCCTCGGGGCCGCCTATGGCCGCAACACCGGGGGCTTTGGCGGCTACGGCGGCAACAACGACATCTACGGTCCCGTCGGCGGCAATTCGGTGTTCAACACCGGGACGTCGGCCTTCAACACCTATGGCGTGCCGGATAACCTCTGGAACTCGATGTCGCAGAGCGACCGGATGACGTTCAACGGCCAGATGGCGGGATCCGGGGCCTCGCCGGTCGGCGGCATCGGCAGCGACGCGGTCGGAGCCCCCAACCAGCCCGCGCCGACGCCGCAGCAGGGCTATGTCGGCGGCTATAACCCCTACGATGCTTCGCCGCCGTCGGCGCAGGGCAATATCGGCGGCGGCGGCGGGCGCGACAACCTCGCGGGCCTGATGTGGCAGGGCACCAACAGCAACAGCAGCACCGGCAACATCTATGGCGCGCCGGATAATTTATGGAACCAGATGTCGCAAAGCGACCGGATGACGTTCAACGGCCAGATGCAGCGGTCCGGGGCCCAGCCCAGCGGCGGCGGCATCAGTCAGGCCCCGCCCTATCAGGGCGATCCCTTCAGCGCGCTGGGGCCGAGCGGGCAGGGGATACAGCAAGGCGGCGGCTTCGGGGCCCCGGGCTTCGGGATCCAGACCCCGGGGGCCAATCCGAACGCCTATACCGGGCAGCCCGGTTTCGGTCTCGACGTCGGCAGGATCGCCGCACCCAACAGCGGCGGCAGCGTCTACAACGAAATCACCGGATATGCGGGCGACCCGTGGGCCGGTACGCCGTTTGCCAATACCGGCCGATAGGCTATACTCGGCACCGGTTAACAGGTTGAAAATACTAAAAGCCCCGCCGGATCGCTCCGGCGGGGCTCTTTTCGTGGCGGGTGCTATTCGGCGGCTTCGCGCAGCGCCACGGGCTGCGGCGGGGCGGCCGCGGGCTTGACCAGCGGCGGCAGCGGCGCGAGCCCGGCGAAGCAGGCCGCGAACGCCAGATAGTTCATGCCGTCGACGTAGTTGTCGAGCTTGTCAGGGGCGCTTTTGCCCCGGATCAGTTTCACACAGTGCAAAATCAGGGCGACGTCGCGCGCCGTCAGGTCCTTTCCAGTGACGACCGACGCCACCGCGGCGGCCTCGCGGAAATTCTGCTCGATGCTGGCGGCGTTGTCGTACTCGGCCCCGCGCGCGTTGATCAGTTCAAACGCCAGCGAGAGCAGGTCGCCCGGGTGGGGCCGTTCGGGAATGCTGGCCATCAGAACGGCACCGCTTCCTTCTCGGCGACTTCGCCGTCGTCGAACGCGGAGCCTGCCGACGGACGTCCGTCCAGCCGCTGGCGGCCTTCGCTCTGGATCACCTGCAAATGGTTCAAGCCAAACGAAACACCCTTGCGCCCGGTATGGGTCCACGCAAACGGCACCACATTGGCGCGCACCAATTGCCCGCTCCAGACTTCCTCCGGCACGAGGATGTCCTGCCGGTTGACGTCGACTACGCCGGGCTTGTTCTTCGACCACGGTGAAATGAAGACGTGACCGGAATGGTAGCCGTCATAGGACTTCTCGCCCGCGTCGCGGAACGGCATGTTGATGCCCTTCAGCGGCACGTTGTCACCGAACTCCTTGCGGGCGGCGGCGATGCAGGCGTCCTGAAGCGCCTTGTATTGCGGGGATTTCTGCTGCGCCGGATCGAAGATCAGCGAGCAGGAATACACCGGCGCGCCGCCTTCGGCGCGGGGTCTCGGGGTGAAGATGTTGGCGAACGACAGCGTCGCATAGGGGGTGTTGATGGAGGTCATAATCTGGTTCCTTTTTCCAATCTGGTAACAGGGCTATTCTGTGTCGAAATCAACCCCCTGTCAACTGAAGATTTCGACGTCGTCGAAGGCCGCAGCGGCATGGCCCTGATGCTTCTGCGCGAAGGCTTGGCACACGGTCTTGCGGACGCACCAGCGGCAATGCGCACCTGCGTTCTCGGTGGTGTCTCCCGCCTTGATCCGCTTGATGGCGGGGCGCACTTCGTCATACGCCCAATCCCAGAGTTGCCCCATCGTCATCGTGTGCGTCCGCAACGGGTTATCGCCGACGCGGGGCTGGCAGATGGTCATGGACACCGAAGTATCGGGGTTCGTCACCCCGACCAGATGCGCGAGCCCCAGCGCGTACAGCTTGAGCTGCGGAGTGTCGGCGTCGACGAAGTGCCCCTTGCCGAACTTGAGATCGACGACGTCCAGATTTCCGTGCATCGGGTTATAGACGCCGCAGTCCATGGTGCCCCAGACCATTTTGCTGGTGCGGGGGACGTAGAGCCGTTTTTCGAGAAAGACCCGGGCACTCCATCGTCGGCTAAGGCCCTGCACAAAGGTCACGTATGGGTTCAGGGCCCGGCACATGCCGGGCGACACGATGACCTCGTCACCCTCGACCGTGACTTTATCAGGCAGGAAGATATCCCCCTTCAACGTCATCTCGGCAACCGCATGCGCCGCGGTGCCCTCGCGGGCGTACTTCGACGAAGGCCGGGTCACGTCCTTCGTCAAAGTCACACTCGCGGGACATGCCAGCCACATCGACGCCGAAGACGGCGAGCATGCCGCGTGCGCGCTCATTTGTCCTGCTCCGGTGCGAGGGCGGCCTTGTAGGCAAACCATTCCTCAAAGTCCGTCAGGTATGCGCCGCAATTGCGCAAGTCGCCCTCACGCTGGCCGTAAACAATGAATTTCTCCATGACGCGAATAACGGTGCGGTCACCGACTTCATCGCCGAATTTGGGGTGACGGTCGCTCATTTGTCCTGCTCCGGTGCGAGGGCTTCGCGGGCGATCTTGGTGGTGGTGGGGTCATCTGAATAGATCGTGATGTCCTCCAGCGCCGTCTCCAGCGCCGCGATGCGAGCTTCCAACGCAATCATGTTCTCGGAAAACACCTTATCATCCGCCTCCAGCGCCTCGATGCGGTCGGCGGCTTCCTCGCAAACCTGAAGGCCGGGAAAACTTCTCGGCATTAGTCGCAGTCGTTCAACAAGGTCGTTCATTTGTCCTGCTCCGGTGCGATGGCTGCTAAAGTAGTACCGGAGATGGCTTCTTCAGTCGCGATAGCTCTAGCCTGCCAGTATTTACCTAGGGCATCCGACTGTTCTAGCGCCGCCTCCAGCGCCTCGATGCGGTCGGCGGCTCCATTCGGATCGCTTAGAACAAAGTTCAATGTGCTGCTGCTGCTCATGCGGCTGTGTCCCGGTCATGGAGCAGATATTCGGCATCGAGCAGCGCCAGCTTCTGCTGCCACTTCTCCAGATCGGCGGCTTCCAGCTTGGCTTCCTCGATGGTCAGGGAGCCGTTGCGGACGCCGTCCGTGAGCGCGACGTCGGCGTAGTCGAGGTATTGGCGGATGGCGGTTCTCAGGTCGGTCATGACGTCAGCGGTCTTTCTTCTTGGTTAACGGGATGATGCGGTCGGTCTTCGGCAGGGCGCTTTCGGGGGCGGGTCCGGACAGGTCAATCGAGCCCCAGCGCACCATGCTGTTGCCGTTGAGGACGTAGCCGAGTTTGAGCGCCTCGATTTTTTCCGCCTCGGTCGGCGTCCCCGCCGCAGCCGTGGCGGGGACCAGTGCGAGCAGGAGAAGGACAAGCCGCTTCATGTCAGGGCCCCGTTGTCGATGGCTTCGCGGATCGGGACAAAGGCGTCCGGTGGCAATTCCCGGAAGCTCTTTGCGCCGTTGCCGAAGCGGGACAGCAGCTCGAACACTTCCTTCTGGTAGCCGTTGGCGTAGGCCGATTGCAGATCCTCGATGGTCTTGGTCCTGATCTTGACCATGTCGGCAGGATCCAGCTTCGGTGCCTCCACCACCGCCTTCGGCACGGGCGGGGCCGCGGCGGCGGCAGCCTTGGCTTTTTTGGCTTCCCGCGCCTTGTTCATGGCGGCGACGCGGTCGATCTTGGGTTTTTCCGGCGGGGTATCCACAGGGTTATCCACCGGGTTATCCACTGGGTTATCCACCGGCTCCGGCCGGGCCTTGACCTCGGGGCCCGGGCCCTGAAGCCCGTCGTCGAGCAAATCGTCGAGCGTGGTCTTGGGTAGCTCCTTGGGTAGCTCCTTGGGTAGCTCCACGGTCTTTATTACATTTTTGGATGTCGCCGCGAGTACGCTCGCCATATCGTCGAGTATGTCGCGGTAGGTCTTGCCTTCAAACGTGATCTTCACTGGTCTTCTCCTTGGTTGAAGTTTCAAACGTCTTGCCGATCCCGGTGCGGGCAGCGGCGACGATTTCGCTGGTGCGGGCGGTCATGCGGTTGTCGATGGTGCGGTCGAAAATGGTGCGGCAGTCCAGCACGTCGACGACGGTGCAGCTGCCGGGGGTGAAATGGACGATATAGCTGCGCTTGGGGTCTCCGGTCGTAACCTTGATGGCAATCACGGCTTGGCTCCTGTGGTGTCGAACAGTTGGGTGAAGTCGCGGGCCTTGCGCACCAAGAGCCCGTTGATGAGATCATCGACGGTGCCTGCAGCAGAGAGCATCCGCGCCACGACGCCGTCTTTTTGCCCGATGCGGTGCACGCGGCAGGCGGCCTGCGCGTTGTCCATCGGGGTCCAAGAACTCTCGACGAAGACGACGTCGGAGCATTTGCATTTGGGCCCCACGAGAGTGATCGCGGTTCCGGCCGCCTGAATGTTGCCGATGAAGACGCGGCACCTGTTATCCATCAGGAACTTGTCGACGGCTTCTTCGCGCTCTCGCGGGGTGGTCTGGCCCGTCAGCACCGCCGGGGAATATTCCCCCAACTGGCGGGCGAGGGCCGATATGACGTCGGCGTGATGGGCAAAGACGAGGACTTTGCGGTCGCCGGGGAGGTTGTCCAGCATGTCGATGATGTACTCGGTCGCGCCGCGCAGCTTGGCGAGGCCCAGCAGCCGCCGCAACCGCATCAGCGGGACGCTGTTGCCCATGACCCGCAGGGTTTCGGTCAGGTCGTCTTCGGGGGTACCCAGCGCGCTGCTCTGGTTGAAGTAGTCTTCGAGCGCCTTGAGGTCGGCCTCCGACATATACGCCGGATCCAGCGGCACCGGGACCGTGTCCCAGAGGATCGCGGGCAGGTCTTGGAACACGTCGTCCTTGCGCACCCGCATCATGAAGGGCGCGATCAGGGTCTTGAGCACGGGCAGGTTCTTGGAGCCCTCGATGACGCGGACCATCGGGCCGCCGCCGAAGCGCTTGTGCGCGACCTTGCAGAACCGTTCCTCGTATTCGTGGCGGGACATCTTGATGCCCTGCGGCCAGCAGATCGAGAGCAGGGTGTAAAGATCCCCGGCGTGGTTGCGCATCGGGGTGCCGCTGAGCGGCGTGATGAGGCCCAGCTTCGGGGCGGCACGGCGGAGGGCTTTAACGCGGTTGCTGTCGGCGGCGTTGAAGGCGTGGGCTTCGTCGATGGCGGTCATGTCGTAAGCGATACCGGATATCAGGGCTTCGACGACGTCGCCCTGCTTCTGCGACATCAGGCCGTGGGAGACGAGGGTGTAGGTGACGGGCGGCTTGGCGAGAAGGTCGGCCTTGGTCCGCACGATGCGGAAAGAGGCCCCGAAATGCCAGAGCGCGATTTCCCTTTTCCACACCAGCAGCGCGGAGGCCGGACAGATCACCAGCACGCGCTTGGCGTTGCGCTGCCGCACCGCCTCGATGAAGGTTCTGGTTTTGCCGATCCCCATGTCGAAGGCGAGATAGGTCGGCACGCCGTTGGCGAGACAGGCCGCGCCGTCGCGCTGGTGGGGAAACAGGGAGCTGGCGGTCATGCTTCTTCCTCAAGACTTTCGGCGCTGTTGCCGCACTTATCACAGACGATGTAGAGCCTCGGCGGCTCGCCACCCCAGCGATTGGACGCGTACACGGCAGTATGCTGGTAGCTGTTGCATTTTTTGCACAGCACGCGGAATTTCAGGTTCTTGCCGTCGCCCTTGCTCATGGTTTTTTCCCGTTCTTCGTCAGCTAAAATTTCATGCCAGCGTTTACGGCGCTTCATGCGAAGATCTCCGGGGCGCGGGGGACGACGCAGCGGACGTAATACCAGTCGCCGATCAGCAGGGCCTCGGCGCGGTCGGCGTCCTTCTTGCGGTCGAGGTGGTGGTTGTGTTCGGGCCACTTCCGGATGGCGAGGCCGCGCGAGGCTTCCTTGTCGGGCCCGCGCAGGCTGTGGAAGCTCTTCCACTGGTTGGGGGCTACAAGGGTCAGCGGAAGGCGTAGAGCGCCCGCAACGCCGTGGATGATGCCGACCCCCATGCCGAATTTGAACGTGCTGGAGAGGCCCTGCTTGGGCATGGCGTGCACGTTCTCCACCACCATGTGTTCCACCTTCATGTCGGCAAGGGCATGGGCAAAGGCGGTCGAGTCGAGCATGCCGTTGACGGTGCGGATGTCGTCGACGAACACCGGGGTGTGGTCGTGGAACACGGCGATGGCGGCATGCACCGCGCCGGGATCGACGGCGGCGAAGATCATTTTACATGCACCGTCACGATGAAGGGTCCGGCATGGACCGTGTTGGGCGGCTCGCTGGTCAGAAAAAGAAAAGCGAGGCCCGCGAAGAAAATCGCACCGAGATAATACATCAGCGGGTCCTCGGTTTGCGCGACGGCTTGCGGTCGAGGCGGAAGTCGCGGATCAGCGCGTCCATCGGGCCCTTGATCAGCCCCGCGTCCTGCGCCAGCGCGAAGATCGCCGGGGCCCAAGACCCGGGCAGGGAATTGCGGGTTGACCAGCCCTGCACCGTGTCGGCCCCGGGCGGGAAGAACCCCTTGGCCATCAGCTTCTCGGTGGTGGGGCCGACGCCGCCCAGCTTCTCGATGATGTCCCGCACCTTCCACACCGGCGGCGCGGGGCTGAACAGGATACGCTCGCGCTTCGGCATGTCAGTTCTCCACGAGATTGACGGTGCGGACATGGGTGGCGCGGACGAACGGCGCGACGGCGGCTTCGCCGAAAGCTTCGGTGATGGCCTTGCGGTCGAGGCTTTCGCGGACGCTGTCGGTGATCTTGGCGGTGTAGCTGTGGCCCCTGAGGTCGGCGTCCTTTTCCAGCAGCAGGGCGCGCAGCTGGTCGGCGCGGGTGGTGAGGATCTTGATTTCCTCGCGCACGGCGCTGAGTTCGTCGGCGGGGTGGATGTTGGGCAGTTCGGCTTGGCGCGCTTCCGGCGTATTCTTGCGGGAGCGGTCGGCGAGGGTCTTGGCCATCAGGGTTTCCTTTCGGGGTTGACGTGAACATAGTCGACACAAATACATTGTCAACCCCTTTTTGATGGCGTAGGGTCGGCCCCTTCACCGGGAGCCTTTACATGCCCAAGCCAACCCACGATCTGCACCTCGACTTCGAAACCTATTGCGATCTGGACCTGAAGAGGGTCGGGCTCTATCGCTATGTCGCCGATCCGTCGTTCCGGGTGCTGTGCGTAGCGTGGAAGCTGGACAGTCAGGCGACGCAGACGGCGACGCTGCTCGGTCACATGCAGCGGCTGCCGCCGGATCTGGTGCAGGCGCTGCAAAACCCGGAGGTGCAGGGGCACGCCTTCAATGCCGCGTTCGAGACGGCGGTGCTGGCGCGGATATCGCAGGCTTCGCCTGCTGGGATATTCGTCGCCAACCCGCTCTCCTGCACCATGCAGCGGGCCTTGGCCTACGGCCTGCCGGGGCGGCTGGAGACGGCGTGCGCGGCGCTGGGACTGGCGCATCAGAAGGACATGGTCGGGCACCGTTTGATGCTGAAGATGTCGCGGCCGCCGAAACCGGGGACGATACTATTCGGGACGCCGCTGGAGCAGGTGGCGCTGGCGGCCTATTGCGGCAAGGACGTCGACGCCGAAGCGGAGTTGAGCGGGGTGATCCCGGAGCTGGCGGCGGAGGAAGCGGAGCTGTCGCGGCTGGACGCGGCGATGAATAGCGGCGGCGAACTCGGCATCGACTTTCACCGTGTCACCCATCTTGGGGTCGTCGCCGCGGCGGCGGAGCGGATCGACGCGGCACGCTGCACGGTCCTGACGCAGGGCGCGGTGACGTCGCCGGGGACACAGACGGCACGGCTATTGGCGTGGCTGGAGGCGAAGGGCTTCAGCCTGCCCGACACGATGCGGGCCACCATCGAAGACCAGCTGGCCAGCATGCCGTCGACGTATCTGGATGTCCGCGAGGTCTTGGAGATCCGGCTGCGCGCGGCCCGGGCCTCGACGAGGAAGCTGGCGCGGATGCTGGACATGACCGGACAGGACGGCGAGCTGCGCGGCCAGTTCCAGTTCTGCGGGGCGGGGCGGACCGGGCGCTGGTCGGGGCGGGGGGTGCAAGTGCAAAACCTGCCGCGGGTGCCGAAAGGGTTTTCGCCGGATTTGTTCTGTGAGATGGCCCGCCAAGCCGCTGCGGCGGGCCCTGATGCGCTGAACGCCGTGGCGGCCTATCCGGTGCTGGATTGCGTGTCGTGGTCGCTACGGTCCTGCCTGAAGGCTACCGACGACGCCAAGGTTCTCTGGTCGTTCGACTTCTCGCAGATCGAGGCCCGGGTGCTGGCATGGCTGGCAGGACAGCAGGACGTGCTGGCGGTGTTCGCGTCGGGCGACGACGTCTATGTCTGGGCGGCACGGCAGTTCGGGTCGTCGGACCGGCAATTGGGCAAGGTGCTTATTCTGGCGCTGGGCTTCGGCATGGGGGCGATCAAGCTGCGGGAGACAGCGGCGAAGGCGTACGGCGTGCGGCTTTCGGCAGGGCAGGCGGAGACGTTCAAGTCGGCGTGGCGGGCGCAGAATGCCCGCATCACGCAGTTCTGGGCGGAGATGGAGTTCGCCGCCAAGTCGGCAGTCCTGAACCGCGGCAGCGTGCAGGCGGTCGGAGGCTCGGGGGTGGCGTTTGTCGCGACGGCGAAGACCTTGCAGATGAGGCTACCTTCGGGGCGGGTGCTTTATTATCACAAGCCGCGGCTGGATCAGGCGACGGGCTCGCTGGTGTATTGGGGGGCGGAGGTCGGGGGGCGCTGGGTCAAGCAGCGGACATGGGGCGGCAAACTGGCGGAGAACGCGACGCAGGCGGCGGCCCGGGACATCATGGCGGATGCGATGCTGCGCGGGTTCCGGCGGGCCGGGCTGGTGCCGTGCATGTCGGTGCATGACGAACTGGTCTATCCGGTGGATGGCCGTCCCGGCACGCGGCTGCTCAACGCGATGACCGATCTGATGCTGGAGCCGCCGCCATGGGCCGGGGGGCTGCCGCTGGCGGGGGAGAGCAAAATCATGCGGCGATATGGTGTGAACTTGTCCTTGGGGACAGTGGCCAAAGGGCCATGAAAGGCAGAGTATGACAGGCCCGTGAAAAGTAACGGCCCTCGCGGGGGAGCGCGAAGGCCGTCTATTATCAAGCTCTTACCACCCACCACAGACGGAAAGAAGCCTCAAAACCCTCCGAAGAGAAACCCTCGAAAGGATCTTGTATTATGGATAAGCATACCGACACCGCGCGGTTCCTCCAAGCGGTTTTTCCCGGCCATGCAACCGACGGGATATTCGCCAACCTCCATCCGCCTTTCCATACCCGTGATTTTACGAAGCTGGACGGCACGCGCGATTGCTACTTCACGCCGGCGGCGTTCGCGCCGGAAGCCCGCACCAACCTCAGGGATAGCGTGGTCGAGGTCCGGGCCCTCGTGATCGACGATGTCGGCACCGCGCCCAAGTCCCATGTTTCGGAGCTGGCGGTCGAGATGGCGCTGGGGGTGCCGACGGCCATCACGCGAAGCTCGAAGGATAATTATCAGTGGGCTTACCGGCTGGCGCGGCCGGTAGCGGCGGCGGATTGGGAGGCGTGGCGGGCCGGGGTCGAGGCGCGGATCGCGCCGCCTGTCAAGCTGGACAATCAGGGCGCGCAATGCCTGTTCCGGCTGCCGATGGGGGTCAACACCGACAAAGGACGCGGCGGCACGTTTGCGGTGGAGCTGGTCGAGCTGAACCCGGAAGTTTCGCTGGATCCGGCGACGATCGTTCACGGCACGCTCACTGGGGCCGCCTCAAGGCCCGGGCCCGCGGCGGGGCCAGCACCCACATGGCCCGTAAACCTGAGGCGGGGCACGCTTCAGCGCCTGATGGACCTGATCCCGAATACCATCACGATCACCCGCGACACATGGGTCAACGTCGTCGGGCACGGCCTGAAGGCGCTCTGCGAGCACGACGACGAGGGCTTCGAGGTGTTCGACGCATGGTCGCAGACGTGGGAGGGCGGCTACGACGCCGGGGAGACGAAGAAGGCGTGGGACAGCTTCGGGACGTCGGGGCTCAGGACCAAGGGCGGGGAGCTGCGGGCCTTCGCCGAGGCGACGGACAAGGAAGGCTTCCGGCAGTGGGATGCGTCGCTGGTGTTCGATGATGGCGCGGATGCGCCTGAAGCGGCAGGGGCCAAAGCGGCGGTGAAGTTCAAGCGGGGCAAGAACAAGGAAATCCTGACGACGATGGACAACGCCGCCCGGGCGCTGGAGGGGCTGGGTCTGTCGTGCCGCTACGATCAGTTTCACCACCGGTTCCTTGTCTCGCGCGGTGGCAAATCGCACCCTGCGGGGACTGTCGAGCGGCTATCGGACCATCTGGTGCTGCGGCTGCGGGCCGAGACTGTTGCGACATATGGCAAGGATTTCGGGCCCGTGCATACCGGGGACGCCATCATGCGGCTGGGGCTCGAATGCGGGTTCAACCCGGTGGTGGACATGCTGGCAGAGGCTCAGGTCCTGTGGGACGGGGTAGGGCGGCTGGACCGGCTGGGGCCCGACTATTTTCATTCGGAGGACACGGAGCTGGCGCGGGCGTGTTTCCGCAAGGTGATGATCGCGGCGGTGCGGCGGGCTAGGAGGCCGGGGGTGAAGTTCGACCAGATACTGGTGACGGAGAGCCCTGAAGGTTGGGACAAGTCGTCGGCATGGGCGGTGCTGGCGGGGGAGGGCAACTTTTCGGACGCGGACATTCTGGGCAAGGACGCGCGGTCGGTGCAGGAGGAACTGGCTGACGTATGGGTGCATGAGATTGCGGACCTGTCGGGGCTGTCGCGGGCCGACGTGGAGCATGTGAAGGCTTTTGCCTCACGGGTCAATGACAGGGCCCGACCTGCCTACGGGCGGTATCTGGTGGATCAGCCACGGCAGTCCATCGAGGTCGGCACCACCAATTCGGACAGTTATCTGCTGTCGCAGACCGGGAACCGACGGTTCTGGCCGTTCAAGCTGGGTGCGCCGGTCGATATCGCTCGACTGCGATTGGACCGGATGGCGTTGTGGGGCGAAGCGGCCGCGGCCGAAGCCGGGGGAGAGACGCTGGTGTTGGATCAGAAGTTGTGGGGGGCGGCAGGAGACGCGCAGGAGAAGCGGCGTGTTGTGGACACATGGGAGGACGAATTGGCGAACCTTGTCGAGATCCCGGCAGGGGCGATTGCACCGCAGGGATGCGAGCGGATTGAGGTGCGAAATGGCGAGCAATTCATCAGCAGTTTAAGTGTGATGGAGTACTTATCAGGATACCGGCGCATCACACTCAGCGGGGGAGCCGGGCGAAAAATCATGGAGATCATGAAGCGTCTGGGGTGGGAGAGGTGCATGGTTCAGCACCACGGAAAGACAACGCGGGGCTATACGAGGCCCGTAGTCAACCCCTCAAGTGTGATGAGTGTGATGAGTGTGATGAAAAAAATCTTCTGATTACAGCACGTTCACACTTATCACACTTATCACACTTAAATATCTATTAAAGGGGATAGTTTAGGTGAGAGAGGTGTATAGGGGGG